GGTATCTTGGCACAAAATGGGTTATATGCAGTACTTACAAATATCTCATCAGCAACTATTTGTTACGGCTAGGTGACATATGAGTGTAGAACGCGAACTAGCAGTACACGAAACGGAGATTAAACATCTCCAAGCAGATATGGATAAACTGGTTAAAGATATGGAAGATATCAAAGCTACCCTTAAAGCTATCCAACAAACACTTGATCAAGCTCATGGTGGTTGGAGAATGTTAATGGGTGTAGCTGGCGCTGCAGGGATTGTAGGCGCAGGTATCGCTTGGATGGTAGAACATTTCGGTAAATAATTATGCCAAGTACATCTAAAAAACAACATAACCTCATGCAGGCTGTGGCACATTCCCCAGCATTTGCTAAAAAGGTTGGTATTAAACAATCTGTAGGTAAAGATTTTGCTGCAGCCGATAAAAGTAAAACGTTTAAAAAAGGTGGTGTATCACTTGCAGTAGGCCGAGGTGAGAAGTTACCAACCGATAAAGGCGCTGGATTAACCGCAAAAGGTCGTGCTAAGTATAACCGCGAAACAGGATCTCACTTAAAAGCCCCACAGCCTGAAGGTGGACCACGTAAGAAATCATTCTGCGCACGTATGTCAGGTATGCCAGGACCAATGAAAGATGAGAATGGTAAACCAACCCGTAAAGCAGCATCACTTAAACGGTGGAAATGTTAATGGGTAAATGTCAGAAGTTTGGTCTAGGTGGTAGCCCTAAAATTACTAAGGGTGGTAAAGGTCAAATTAATAGACAAGGTACAAGAGCTGGCAGTATTTTAGGCGAGCAAAAAGAAGTGCCTAATGTTAATCTAAACAAATATATTGGTATGAAGGCAGGCGGTATGACTCACGACGATATTAAAGAAGATAAGAAGCTTATCAAAAAAGCATTTACAATGCATGATGATCAGTTGCATGAAGGTAAACGAACTAATTTATCAAAACTTAAAAAAGGTGGAAAGATTATGGCTGGTTCAAATATGAAATATGGTACTAAAAAATCAGGTTATGCTGAAGCAGAAAATATGGACGGTATGAAAAAAGGCGGTAAAACTAAAGGTAAAAACCTTGGTGATACTGACATGGACGGTATGAAAAAAGGTGGTAAAGTTAAGAAGATGGCAATGGGTGGTACAGCTTCAGCTCGCGCAGATGGTATTGCTTCTAAAGGTAAAACTAAAGGGAAATGGTGTTAATATGGCTATCGATTTAAAACAAATTCAAGACGATTTCAATAAAGCTCAAACAATTGTTCAAGCAGATGTAGTTGTTCCTGCAGAGCAAGAAGTAAAAAAATTAGAAGCCGAAGTTGAACAATTGATAGAAGAAGTTAAAACTGGGAAGAAATAATCATGGATGATATGTTAGAAAATAAAAAATCTAAAGCACCTAAACCTGCTCCGATTGTTCCAGAAGATGATGCACCTCCAACAGGTCCAGATGGTAAATATATTAAACCACGTCCATATAAAGCTGGAGGATTTGTAGATCATGCAGTACATGTTAAAAAACATGCAGCTGGATTTAAACACCATGATGATCATGTAGCAAAAATGTGTGGTGGTGGCATGGCTAAGGGTAAAAAGTAATGATGGCATCTCGTGGCATGGGTGATGTAAATCCATCAAAGATGCCTGATGGGAAAAAGAAAGCTCGTCGAGATAATACTGATTTTACTGAGTATAAAAAAGGTGGTAAGGTTGGTAAGAAAAATTGGATTGGCGAAGCTATTCGTAAACCAGGTGCATTGCGTGAAGAATTAGGCGTAAAATCAGGTGAGAAAATACCAGCTAAGAAACTAGCTAAAGCCGCTAAAGCCCCTGGTAAAATGGGTAAACGAGCGAGATTAGCTGAAACACTAAAAGGCTTAAAATGATTGAGCTCTATAGCATTAACCTAATCTCAGGAGTAATGCTAGGGATTGAAGTAGCAGAACTCGATGATGAGAATTATTTAATTATCGATTTATTAATATTACAAATCATATTTGTTTGGTAAATACATGACCACATCTAGCACAACAGCATTTAATTTAGATATGAATGATCTTATCGAAGAAAGTTTCGAAAGATGTGGCAAAGAACTGCGTACTGGTTATGACTTCCGTACAGCCCGTCGTTCCATGAACATCATGACGATTGAATGGGCTAACCGTGGCATTAACTTGTGGACAATTGAGCAAGGTCAAATCCCTATCAACATCAATGCTGGTCAAATCTCATATGCGCTTCCAGTTGATACTATTGACTTGCTTGATCAAGTAATTCGTACTGGTGTAGGTCAAAATCAAATAGATATTAATATCTCACGTATTTCAGAATCGACTTATTCAACGATCCCAACTAAAAATGCAACAGGTCGTCCTATTCAAGTATGGGTAGATCGCCAATCAGGTAATACAAACTCGCTAGCTTCTACTGCATTATCAGCAGATATATTGGCAACAGATACGACAATTAACGTTGTAAATGCATATAACATGCCTACAACAGGCTTCATTCAAATCGGCACTGAAACAATCAGCTATCAAAACGTTAGTGGTAATCAGTTACTTAATTGCTTCCGTGGTCAAGCAAATACAACAGCAGCAGCTCACAGTTCAGGCGCTTCGGTTACGCTTACTAAATTACCAAACATTAATATCTGGCCTACAGGTAATCCAGGTACACAATATAACTTCATTTACTGGCGCTTACGTCGCTTACAAGATGCTGGTGATGGTGTAACTACTCAAGATATTCCATTCCGTTTTATTCCAGCGATGGTTGCGGGATTGGCATATCACCTATCAGTAAAACTAGAAGGTGTAGATCCACAACGAGTAATGGGCTTGAAATCAGATTATGAGTTCCAGTTTGATTTAGCAGCACAAGAAGATCGTGAAAAAGCCCCGATTCGTTTCGTTCCACGGAACATGTTCTACGCATAGGTGAATTAAATGCCTAGTAAATTTGCGAGTGGTAAATATGCGATCGCCGAGTGTGATAGATGTGGGCAACGATATAAATTAACTCAGCTTAAAAAAGAAGTTATTAAAACTAAGCTATACCAGATTAAAGTTTGCCCTGAGTGTTGGGATCCAGATCATCCACAACTATCATTAGGTCTCTATCCAGTTAATGATCCCCAAGCAGTTAGGGAACCACGTCCTGATGTCAGCTATTATTCATCAGGTCAAACAGGCTTATACACATCAGATGTAGCTAGTGATAACACAAATAATGCTGGATATCCTCAAGATGGTAGTCGTCAAATTCAATGGGGATGGGGACCTGTAGGTGGAGCAAGGATTTTTGATACAGTGCTTACACCTAATGACTTGATTTCAGTGGGATTAGTAGGTACAGTAACGATAATAACAACTTAGGAGTTTTAACATGGGATATAAATCAGCAGCTGACGGCGTTACTAAGTCAGGTAAAACAAAAGGTAAGAATTTAGGCGACTCAGGCCCTGATGTAGGGATTCAGTCAGGTAAAGGTAGCAAAGGTGCGTCAACTGTAACTAGCGAAGCTATGAAAAAAATGGGTCGCAACTTAGCTCGTGCTAAGAACCAATCAAAAGGTAGATAATCATGGAAGACCAATCAAACCGCAAGATTAATCCAAATACACGTGCAGCTGTAGATGTAACTACACAAACAGAATCTATGGACGTAAGTGTTGGTAATAAACAAGAGAAACCTGAATCAGAAGGCGTTACTATCCGTGGTTGCGGCGCAGCTACTAAAGGCACAAAAGCTAGAGGTCCAATGGCGTAATGAATTACGAACAGTTATATAACAACATTCAAGCTTACGCTGAAAACACAGAGTCACTATTTGTTGCCTCTATTCCTGTTTTTATTCAGGAAGCTGAAGACCGCATATATAACTCTGTTCAAATTCCAGCGCTACGTAAGAACGTAACAGGTACACTAACAGCGACTAATCAATATGTATCTTTACCAAGTGATTGGTTATCGAACTATTCTATTGCTGTGATTGATGCTTCAGGTAACTATAACTACCTACTAAACAAAGATGTGAACTATATGCGCGAAGCATATCCAAACCCTACATCTACAGGCTTGCCTAAGTACTATGCGCTTTTTGGGTCTCAGTACACTGACATCAATGATATGTCTTTAATCTTAGGACCAACACCTGATGCTAGTTATGGTGTAGAGATGCATTACTATTACTACCCACCTACCATTGTGCAAGGTCAGATTACTACGCTTAATACCGCTTCATTTAGTGGTGGCTCGCTATATACCAATGGCGTATACCAAAATATTCCATTGACAGGTGGTTCAGGTTCAGGCGCATATGCTGATATTGTAATCGTAGGTGGTGCAGTTGTATCTGTTGATTTAAATTTTGGTGGTAACTTTTATGTAGTTGGCGATGTATTATCTGCATCTACTACGTCTATTGGTAATTCAGGTTCAGGCTTTTCTATTGCTGTGACTGCAATTAGTAACGCTACAGGTACTTCATGGTTAGGTGATAACTACGACCCAGTATTGTTCTATGGCGCTATGCGCGAAGCACTCATCTTTATGAAGGGTGAACAAGATATGGTTGGTTACTATGAACAAAAATATCAAGAAGCATTGATGCAAGTTAAACGTCTTGGTGATGGTCTTGAACGAAATGATGCATACCGTCAAGGGCAAACTAGTATTCCATATAAAGGTCTATAATGGCTATAGTTCAAACACAATGCACTATATTTAAAGATAACTTATTGAATGGATTAGAGAACTTCTCTTTAACAACTCCATATGTATATAAGATTGCTTTATATAATGCTAATGCTAATTTAGACGCTACAACAACTGCATATACTTCAGTTAATGAGGTTACAGGTACAGGGTATACAGCAGGGGGTAGGACTTTGGTAATTATTCCACCAGCCTATAGCGGTTCAACTGCTTATGTATCGTTTAATAACGTAACCTGGAATCCAGCAAGTTTCACTTGTCGTGGCGCTTTAATATATAATAGCACTACTGGAGCCGCGGTTGCGGTACTAAATTTTGGCGCAGATAAAACTGCTACAAACACATTTACTGTAACTTTTCCGACGGCGGACGCATCAAACGCCATTATTAGAATTTCTTAGGAGTTTATTATGATGAAAGAAAAACAAGGTTTTGGCGATAGCGCGGTAGCCACAATGGCTTCAAACGTAGCCGATAACGAAACAATTGGTATTGAGGGTGTATACCACGTTGAATGCCGTGATAAAGATGGTAACTTAAAATGGGAAGAGTCATTCCCTAACTTGGTGAATGCCGTAGGTAAACAACTGTTACTTGATACGTTATTACGTACATCAGGTACTTACACAACTACAGGCCCATTCTTAGGTTTGATTTCAGGTGCAAGCCCAACATTCGCTGCATCTGACACAATGACATCTCACTCAGGTTGGACAGAGTTTACAGCGTATACAGTTGGTGGTTCAGCAGTTCGTGGCACAGCAGTATTTGCGGCTTCTACCTCAACAGGTACAACACCTACGAACGTAACAACATCAGCAGCTACAGCGATTACTTACACTATTACAGGTTCAGGTGGTACAGTTGGTGGTTGTTTCTTAGTAACAGGTTCAGGCGCATCATCAACACAAAGCAATACAAGCGGTACTTTATACAGTGCAGGCGCATTCGCAGTAGCTAAGATTACAACATCAGGCGATACTGTGTCTGTGACTTACAGCACGACTGCAACAAGCTAAGGAGTCCTAAATGGCTCTAGCGTTATACGACCGTGTTGCTCAGACGGGTACGGCTAATACCACAGTTAGCTTTACCCTAAGCGGGTCTGTTCAAGGCTTCCAAGCATTTACCATTATTGGTAATGGCAATACAACATTTTATGGTGCAACTGATACTACAGGAAAC